GCTCCTGCTGCGCCAGCGCGGCGCGGAGGGCGGGGATGACTTTCAAAGCCTTATTCGCAGCCCACATTCCATTAGTCCACTCGCCATGCATCTCGGCGATGCGCTCCATCGACTCCAGCGCCTTCTCCAGCACTGCGCGGGGTACGGTGATGGTGGTCATTCAAACCCCCTTTCCTTGAGCGTGGCTTCACGCTCGTTGCGTCGCTGCTCCATCGCCAGGAACTCGCAGCCCTGAGCGCATTGCGGGTGAGTGTTGTGTTGTTTCAACAGATCACGGAATCGTTCCGCGTAGTATTGGAAATGTCCGCAACCGCCGCAGTCGTTGTCGGCAACAGAATCGGCGACAAACTCCTGCACTGCTTCTCGTAGTGTGGTCATTTCTTCCCCCAATCGCAGGTTATGCCGCCTCTGCCGCTGCTATTGCTGGACAGCACAATGCAACGGGTTCCATCGTCCATAACCACAGGCACGATATAGGAGAAGTTGTTACCGGGTGTAGTAATCACACGCCACCCTTTTGGTGTTGTCTCCGACTCGTAAAACCCTGTGGGCGCGCAGCCTGCAATGAGCAGCACCGTTGTTAAGAGGATGAGTTTCATCTGATCACCCCCACAGGGCCGAACACCAGACCGATCAACATGATCGCAATGACCACGCCCAGCACCTTCGGCCACAGCGGCTCGGGCTCAGGCTCGACAAAGCGGTGCGCTTCGATCTCGTCAGGATCGCCGCATGGCTCGGCGGGGAGCCACTCCTGCATGCAATAAATGCATTTGTAGCCGCCCAAAATCCACGGCCTCCAATCATGCACTTTCCCTTCGGACGCGTCGCAGCGATCTTCGTTCGCTTCAGGATAGCGACCCTGCTGGTCGCACCCTTTGGGTAGTTTCTTTTCAGTCATTGCTGTTCTCCTTGGGGGATGCAGAGCAACTCTTCCTTCAGATATTCGTGGAAGGACTCCTCGGAGTCGTCACCAGAGATGAGCCAGTCGATGCGTTGCAGGTAGATCGCTGAAGCGCGAAGCATGGCGAGTGCCTTGACAAACTCTGCGAGCGTCTGCTTGCTGTACTGGTCATCCGTTTCGATGACGGATGCGAGTCTGTCCGCCGCACGGAGCATGCGGTCCTGTACGTAGTCGAAGTACCCGCCGCTCATGCTGTCTCCTTCCTCTGCACATGCGTGGCAAGCAGCCAGCGGCTACCAAGCCGCCGAATGGCGCGGATCCACGCCCGTTGGTTGTACCTGTCCAGGCGCCTGTCGCCCGTGTTCCACAGGGCGCGGGCCTTCTTGAGCATCTTGGTTTTCATACGGGCCGCCCTCCCAACACCCCCATCGCGCCGAACAATTGCCGCCCGAAGCCCGGATGCGGGTCAGCCGCAGGCTGTTGGTATTGGCTCTGTTGATGCGCAGCATTCTGCGCAGCCGCCATAGCAGCGGCAGATGCCGCTGCGCGGCGGCGTTCCATCTCCCTCTCGATGTACCACACCGCCTTCTGGAGATCCTCGATGGCATCTCCCTTGAGGTCCGCACGCCAGATGTACTTGACAGCGTTACCCAGGCAGAAGCCCATGTGCTCGGTGATCTGGATGCACTCGACACCTGACGGGTGCTCGGTGTAGTGCTTGGGGTGGTTGACGGGGTCGTGTGTTGTCATGTTCACTCCACGCGCAGTACTTCAACGATGCGGCCTTCGATCTGGGTGAGGTAGGAACCCGGCCCCCAGTTTTTGCTGCACCATGCGCCCATCGACGAGCGGAAGCCTTCGGGGTCCATGCCTTCCGGCAGGGTGATGCTGGCCCCCTCTCCAGGCTTGATATCCTTGACCAGAGGGTGGTAGATGCTGTGGTACGTCCCCATCGGGACGATCTGCTTGCGCTTGCGCTCCGGGGGCGGCTCTGCGAGGCGCAGGTCGCCGTGCGTGTGCGTCTTGCCGTCGGCATCGACGACGATGAACTTGGCGTTGAGCACGCGCAAGAGATTGAGCGCCTTGTCGAAGGTCATGTTTTTGATAAGCACTTGTAGCTCCTTTGGTGTTAAGCGTTTGGCCATGAAAAACGCCCTGCCCCTGCGGGGTGTTAAGCGTTTGGCCATGAAAAACGCCCTGCATTTGCAGAGCGTTGAGTGGTAGTTGTCGGTCGGTTGTCAGGCGGTGCGCCAGACGCGGACACCGGTGCCCTTGTCGTCAGCGACGACGGCGGTGCGCAGGTCGATGTCGTAGTCGCTCTTGGCCTCGAAGCGCTTGCGGGCTGCAGCCAGCTTGCGACGCCAGTTGACGACGTTCTTCTCTTCGCTGACGTCGCAGGTCATCAGGAAGCTATCGCCGACTTCCATGTCAGCGAAGGGGAATTCAGTGCCGCGCCGACCGACAGAGGTGCGCTTGGGCATGGGGATACCGGACTCGATCTGGAAGGTCATGTAAGACTCCAAGGTAGTTGAGGGAGGCCCGATTGTGGGCCTCCCGTTTCATGCTGTCAAGGGGTTGACAACTGCGCTTATGCAGCGGCGAGGGCGATCTCCACAGCCTGCTGCTTGAGGTTGTCGCCCGGACCCCACAGGGCGCTGGCGGTGCGGTTCTCGTCGTTGCGGGCACGCACGTGATGGTCCACGTGCTCCGTCACTGCGTTCAGCCACCCCCAGGCTGTGCCGCGCGCAGTTTCCAACATGGCGCCCTTGCCTGCCCCTGCGAACAGGGACATGACAGAGGCGAAGCCACGGGACTCCCGCACCTTGTCGGCATCGGACGCCTCCTTGCGGAACAGCGCCACGGTCATCTCCTCGGCCAGCTTGGACTCGACCCGGATGGCGGCGAGCTTGCGCGACGTCTCCATGAAGGTGCCGAACTCCGCCTGGGCTGTCTCGATGACGGCCTGGAACTTCTCGGGCTTCCACTCCGAGCGGTGCGTCACGCGGAAGGCAGTCGCGCCCTTGCGTGCCATGCCCAGGGTGTTGTTGCACACCACCCGCACCGTCGTCCAGCGCCCCTCTGTGGCCAGGGAGCCATCAGCGGAGGTGCTGAGCAGGGCGTAGGGCACGAGCTTGTCCCTGGAGCCGTCCACGCACACGCCCTCGGCCAGCTTGGCCGTGGCGAAGTAGCGCTTGCCGCCGAAGAGAACCCCGGCGCTCTCGATGGTCAGCCCACCGGCTGCCGCCCACTCGCGGAAGAAGTCCAGCACCTCACGGGGCTGCACGACCTTGTAGCCGTCCGAGACCACGCCCAGGGGAGCGTGGGTGTCCGAGCGGAACAGCACGACCTTGTCCTCGACTTGGCGCAGCTTGTGCGCGGGGATGAACTGCGCATCGGGCTCGATGCGCTCGACCGCGTAGCGGGGGTACGCACGCTGGACCTTGTAGTCCATGCCTGCGGCTGCTGCCCAGGTCTCGATGTCCGCGCCTGCGGGCATGAGCTGCCCCAGGCCGTGCCACTCGCGCTGAGTGGAAGCGTAGGAAGCGGTAGCGCGGGAGGTGGTGTCGATTGCATGCATGTTACTTTCTCCTTACTTTGTTGACAGGGCTGACTCAATAGACCATCCGCGCTTTATGCGTCTCCAGACAGTGCCGTAATTGAGTCCTAAATTTTCAGCGGCGTGTTTTAGGGGCACTCCGTCAACCCATATGGTATCTGTTCTGTTTGCTGCTTGCTCCTTTCTTGTAGCCCATCGACAGTTGCCGGGCTCGTAGTTACCTCCACAGTCGATACGATCAAGCGTATGGCTGTCGGTAGGCGGATGCCCCATGTCTTCCAAAAAGTGCAGGAAAGAATCCCACCGTGCGCAGAACAGAACGCCTTTGCCTCCGTACCTAGCATACGCATGGTGCGCGCGCCATCGGCAGCGGCTTCGTGCGGAATACCATATACGATAGGTGCGGTGTTCTTTCAGATTTGCTCCAGGATTTAAGCCCAGAGTTTCGCGGATAAGGCCATAAGGCATGTTTAAGCTCCTTGCTGCACTTTAGTGTGTGCCCCTGAAACCCGAGGCGCGGCTGCAGTGTAACACACTGCGGGATTGTTGACAGTAAAAAGACAACTAGGACACCGTGTCCTAGTTGCCGTGGCGGATGGCGGATGACTGTTCCCTCAGTACTTCTTGACCTTCTCGACGATGGTCGTCACCCCATTACCGGGGGTGTAGCACAGCAGGCAGTCGGCGCACTTCTGTCCAGTGCAGTTCTGCTGCTCCACGTACTCATGCTCCAGCACGTTGTTGAACGTGCGGTCGAAGTAGCGCGGCGGCTTGCGCATGATGTTGCTGATCTTGGGGTTGCTGTAGATCAGGATGAGGTTGACCGGTTTGGGGTTGCTGCGGAAGTGCTTGGACACGATGTCGTTGCGCTTGGTCCACAGGGCGAAGGACGTGCGCGGGTTGCGCGTGGCGATGGCGCACAGGTTGGAGAGGTGCGTGTCGTTGATCAGCTCCCCGTGTGCGTCGAAGCGGAAGACTGCGTCGAGGATGCGTGGTATGGCGTCGGGCGCCAGGGGCGCGGCGGACAGCGCGTCGCTGTTGCGCTGAAGCGCGGGCTGCATGTTCTTGCGGTACGAGGACAGCATGGTGTGGCTGTAGCACTTGGTGCAGATGTTGTTGGGGTCACCGGACGCGTTCTGCTTGATGCAGTAGTCGTTGGTGCGCGTGTTGGTGCTGATGGCGCGTAGGCCGTCGAGCTTGCCGGTCATGATGGAGATGTGGATCGTTTGCATGGTTGCGTACTCCTGTGAAAAGAAAGGGGGCCGTAGCCCCCGGGGTTGGTGTCAGGCGGTTTGAGGCGTGGTCTGCGCTGCGCGGCGGGCGATCTCGACAAGGGCTCCGGGGCGCTGCTCGCGCTCCAGCCTGCGGGCGAGGCGGGTGCCCACATCGTCCGTGATACGCCCCAGCCTGCGGTGCCATTGCGCGTCGGTCAGGCGCGTGGCGTTGGTGCGCATGCCGAAGAAGCGGCGGATGTCCACGGGCATGATGTAGATCTCGCCGCCGTCGGGGTGCAGGTATGCGCCGAGCACGACTTGGTAGGCCATGATGCGGTTGATCACCTTGTCCACGTTCTTGTGCGAGATCTCGTTGAAGCCGCATTGCAGGCTGAGCCAGACAAGCGCGTCGGCCACGGGGTGCCACTTGGTGGAGTCGGCGGGGTCGGTGGTCACCGCCTCACAGTCGAAGACCTTGCTGAAGTCGAAGTTGAGGGACATGTTGCGTGCTCCTTGGTAAAAAGGGGGCCGTAGCCCCCGGGGTTGAAGACTGAAATCGCGGATTTCAGTCTGCTTTGGCTGCGGCGTAGGCGCTCTGCATCTCAAGCCAGCGCTCGACGAGCGACATGTGCTCACCGGACACCGTCCAGCGGGGGATGCCCAGGACAAGGGCCAGCGCGTAGCCAGGGTGCTTCTGGCGGGTCTCCATCAGGGAGTCGAGGTAGTACCGCGTGACGAACTGGCCCCAGGGGCCGAACTTGGTCTTGTCCTGCTCGGTGTCGTAGAACTCCACCATCGGCATGGTCTGCTCGTTGAGCATCACGCCGTCTCGTCCGTAGCGCTCGCCCTTGAACACGAGGCGCACGGTCCAGGGACCGATGCGTGCGGTGGTGGCGTTGGTGTGGTCGATCATGTTGGTGCTCCTAGAGATGTTGTCGGGGTTCTTCAGTTGGTCACGCACCCACAGCGCCAGCAGCCGTGCGTCGGCAGTGGCAGCGTTGACGCGGATGATTTGTTCAAAGCTCTCATCGAGCGGCGCTTCGTAGTTGTCTATCGTGCGCATGACATCTGCAAGCAGGCTGTCGATGTGACGCAGCGCGTCGTGGATGTTGTCGGGTTTCTTCATGCTTCTCTCTCCTAAAAGTGGGGGCCGAAGCCCCCGGGGTTGTGCCGCGTCTGCGGCTTAGACGGTGATGCTGATGCTCGCGCTGTTCAGCAGCTTCTGGACGATCTCCTCGATGTCGTCCTCGTCGCCGTGCGTCTTGTTCTCCTCGTGCTGCTCGATGGCAGCGTCGATCTTGGTGTCGATGTCGTCCTCGTCGTAGTGGGACATGCCCTCCTCGTGGTTGTCGATGGCGTCGGACACCGCCTTCTCCACGGCGTCCGCCGTGCGCGTCTGCACGAAGCACTCGATGCGGTGCCAGAAGGACTCGGCGTTGTCGAGGTAGGCGGACACCGCCTCCTCCACCTGCGGAGCAGGCGCAGGCTGGGCTGCGAGCTGCGTCTCCAGCGCAGCGATGCGCTCCACCAGGGGCTTGGTGGCCTCGGCCACAGCGGCAGCGA